GTTAGCAAGAGATGTCGTAAGTGCAGATGACTCGAGGTCCCCAGACCTATTTGTTGCCCCCTCATAAAGAGCTACACGCATCTTCCCTGCACCTGAAGTGACACGGGCACGTATCTTAATCTTGTGCCCAGTTCGTACATCAGGCGTGTTACCTGAGGCAAGGGAGAGACGAGCAACAGCCGTCGAGGTTGGAGTCGGTACGGGGTGGATGACAATCGTCTGTGCCCGCCAGGCACCAGTGGCAATAGTGAATGTTCCAGGATCAGAGGTAGCGGTCGTAGAGGCGAGATGGGCTGTGGCGACCATGCCTGCGAGGTTTGAGCCAGCGGTGCCGCATGCCTTCTGGCGTAGCGACCCGAAGCCTGCAGGTGCAGCAGAGACCCAGGTGTCGTCGTCAGCTTCCTCACCAGCAAGCGATGGTGAGGATGTCTTTCGACCCGCCCGTGACTGACACAGATGGCGGGTTGGGGGTCGTGGAAGAACCTGTAGCCGTGGTGCCGACCTGTGGTGCTTGTGTGGCAAACGCTGCCTGCCCCGAAACCTCGTACACGATCCAGGCACCCCTCGTAGCCGAGGATAGGGTGAACGTAGTAGTGGCGCCCTCGGTGCCGTCGCACTCCTTGACCGCGATGTAGAGGCCAAGGACGATGGCCTCGTCCAGTAGCTCGTTCCACCCGGTCAAGGCGTTGACGGTGGGAGTCGTTCCGGCGGACCCCTTGCTCATGACCGCCACAAACATGTTCCCGGCGGTCCCTGCAGGCAGGTTGACGACGTGCGAGGTACTCGCCGTCGAGATAGCGGTCTCTGTGGGAGTGCCGACTACTGCGGGAGAAGCCATCAGTCAGGTCTCCGTGCGTGTGCCGACTACTGCGGGAGAAGCCATCAGTCAGGTCTCCGTGCGTGCGCTACGGGAGGCTCGTGGTAGCAGATGGGATGCTGCTCTGGATTCTCCGCCCTAAGCACGACCGCAATTGCCTCGCCAACAGCGCCGTCGATTATCTGCCACTCGACCCCTTCCCAGGCGTCCGGCAGATCTGGGTACCCACGGACGAGCCGGTCAGAGAACTTCGTGCAACCCAGACCGCTCGACAACAACCCACCGTCGGGATAGTGGAAGATGCACCAGTCCCTCGGGCAGTCCCACAGCTGAGCGACTGCCCCGCACCAGGGAGCAACGTCATGCTCGACAATCACGAACCCTTTACCTCGCCCCCAAAGTTCAGCGACGAACCTTCCGTAACCTAGTTTGTCCTCTGCGGGAAACGTCTCGTACGCTACGCACTCCGCAGTTAGCACTAGTTCGGCGACGTTTGACATCCCCGAGTAGATCGGAATATAGACCTTCATTAACCAACACCAAGTGTCATCATGGAAGAAGAGGTATTATCGCCACCGCCACCACCTGCACCAGCTGGTCCTGGGTATCCAGTGTTATTGAGAGCTACATCGTCAACCCATGTCGAACTACCAACTGTAGTAGCAGCTGTACCACCGATGATAGCAGATACAACCTGAGTCCCAGTGTTGCAGTTCGTCATGCCAAACGTAACAAGAGGTGAAGTAGAATCTGCCTGGAATAGCTTGCACTCGACAACACCTACAGTAACTGAGCAGAGAATGAACCACTCAATACGCACCCACTCATTCACAGGCACAAGGACTGTATCTGATGACCCTACAGGTCCTAGGGTTGAATCAAAGATGTGAAGTTCACCGTCTGAGTTCCAGCGAACTAGCGTGTTTGTCACATCACCTACATCCTGCATCTGCACTAACCAAAGACCATCTGGTGTTGGTGTGGCAGTGCGGTAAGCGTAGAGACGACCCCAAACCTGCGTTTGCGCTCCCATCGAGGTATTCCACCCAAAGTACGCACCGTTTGCCCCTGAGTGGTCGATACGAGCTGAAAGATTTCCATGTGCCGCGCGAGCGTTGTCGTACTTGATTACGGATGGCGAGATTATGTTCTCAACGTCGAACGCATTGCCCGCTGACCCATCACCTGAGTTAACCGCAGTTAAATCAGTCTCGTCAGGTAGAACTGTCTCAAAAGAGTTTAATAGTGGAAGTGCCATCTATGCGCCCGTCGCTGTTATAACTGTCGCGTCACTTGAGTCGTTCACCTTTGAGAACAGTGGAGTAGTTGTCCAACCAGTCGTCACAACATCTGCGTCAGGCAGAAGCGTTTGTATCACACCAGAGAGACCAATATTGTAGAGATTGAGAATGTCGGCTCCAGAGAGGATGCTCGGGAAGAACGCTTCGTGGGAGATTCTCCCTCCGAACGGATCTGCGTTGGTTCCGCCACCACCCCACGTCCCCCACATAACATCGCCAGGAGCATTGAAACCGCTGCCATTGGTCTTGGTACCTTGTGAGACACCGTTAATGAACAACTCCGAACCAAAGGTAGAATTGTTGTAGGTGAGTGCCCACATGAACTCACTCGCGGTTGGAATAGGGGTACCAGTCCAGGTAACTCCGCCCCCGCCAGTATCAGGGAACCAACTACACGTCTGCACACCTGTATTGCAACGCAGGAGGACTGAGTCACCACCAACAAGGCAGTGGTTACCAGTTGTACTTGCCCGCCTTGCCCAGCCCACCGCTGTAAGCGAACCTGTCCACCCAGCAAATGTCGTGTCAATGGCCCCACCTGTGCCAATTGTGAGAGAGAAAACAGATGGTTCAGCTGCCAGGAGACTTGCCTGCTGGTACGTGATCGGATCGTACAGAGTACCATCACGACTGTTTGAAGAACTGTCATCCGCTGTTCCCGCAGCAGCTTCCTGTAACTCTAGAAACTGTGCCGGAGAAAGCGGAGTACCGCAGTCGAGTAAGCACCCACTTACTGAATCCCAACTACAAACAACCCATCCGCGAAAGCACCGTAAGCAGCATACGCTGGAGCTGGAACATAAGCAGCTGGAAATCCACCTGTAGTGGGGAGAGGCTGAGAACCTGCCGCGACCCCTGCTGTTCCCTTAACTGGAATGTTGTGGAACACATTGCGGGTAGTATTCGTCGTCAGACAGTTTGGTCCCCAAGCGTCACCACTTGAGTAACCTGCTGAAAAGATATTGTCGGTGATCGTTGGAGCTGTTGCAACTCCTGTATGGAAAAAGCGGAAGGACGGATTACCCCGTCGGTCGAAAAAGGTATTCTTGTAGAAGTTCATAAACAAGCCACCTGACATGTTCGCGATCTGCGCGTAGTCAGGGTCGTGGTCATCAAAGATATTGTGGTGGATGACTTGCGCCTGCCTCTGTGTAGCACCAGCGAAGTCAGAGAATGATCCTGCACCCCCGTCAAAGAAGTTATGGTGGATGTGACAGGAACTCGTTGCAAGTTCAAGTGCATAGTTCGCTTGATTATCTGAGGTTTCGTGTTGGTTGATAATGTCAAAGTGGTTATGGTGAATGTCATAACGGTACTGCCCTGCAGGTAGTGGGCCACCGTTATTTGATGGCAAGGACACCGTGCGGTTGAAGTAACAGTTCCGGATCGTCACATTCAAGGGAGTAGTGCCCCACATCTCAAAGCAGATGAGTGGCCAGGAGACGAGGAAACCATTATCGCCGTCGTAGTAACAGTTGAGGTTGTAGAACTCAACGTTGGTCATGTAGCCAACTCCACCCTTGACACCCATGCCGTTGTTATCTGACATAGTGCAGTCGTGGATAGAGCAATCCATTGCGTTCACGATCCCGAAAGTGCCTGTGTAGTAATCTGCGAACAACCCAGTAGAGTTACGGAAGATGGAGTTCTTAACCTCACAGTTCCAAACTGTGTTGAGAGTAGCAGCTCCTCCTAGAGCTGGGTCTCCTCTAAAGTTCTCAGAACGAATAGCATCAATGGTCAGACCACGCACATTCTGTACAAGCAAACCCATACGACCAGCTGTTCTGTTCTGACCATCAAGTTTAATTGCTGCAAGAGTTTGAATGTTATCTAGAGAGTTGTTATTAAGGTAGCGAATAAGTGGATCAGCGCTACCCCTGATCACAGTTGCATCACCAGCTCCGTAGATACTGACATTCTTAGGAACCTGCACTGTGGTATTCTCTGTATAAGTTCCTGCCTCCATGCTGATAACCGCACCTTCAGGGGCAACGCTGCATGCCTTAAATAGAGTACGGTAAGGAGACCCTTGAGAACCTGTTCCTGTTGTGTCATTACCAGACGGTGAGACAAAAATAGATCCTACTGGTGCTGGGGGTAGTGGAATTACTGGTGCTGAACCTAAATCAGTAACGCTCATGTGCATCCTTCCAGCAGCGACGAGCGCATCTCCGTGCGGAGTAGCCATAGTTGGGATAGCAACAGCAGAATCTCCCTTGTCATAGGCGAGAACAGCGTTGCGGTACGTTCGCCACTTAGGAGCGTCCCCATTGGGGTTCGCCTGCTCCCACTTCTTGTGAGTAGACGACGCCTGCTCCCGAGGGACATACACGTCAGGGAAAAGTCTTCGTGGATCCATTGCATCCTTTCTAGACCTCGACGTACACGCCACTTATATCGGTACTTGAACCTGCACCAGTCGTCACTGTAAGGGACTGGCCAACCCCTGTCTCAAACCAACCTACTGGATTAAAAGGAAGCACCTGGCCTCCATTAGCACCTGCAGGGATGACATGCTTACGTGTTGTACCAGCTGCCTCAAATGTCGAAGTTGTTGCTACTCCTGCACACTGTAGAACCAAGGCAAGGATACGAAGCTTCTTACCTGCTACAGCAGCAATCAACTCTTCATCTGTATCTGATGCCACAACTGTCTCTGAAAAGTACTTCGGTGTCAGAGTAGTCAATGCACTCATCAGAGCATCTGTCTGCAAAGCAACAGCTATCGAATGTGTAGTTCTTGATGCTGCAGGGGCAGTGACAGGAAGTGGGTTAACCAAAGAAGTATCCACGGCAGCACCTTCCTGCCCATGTTGGATTTTGATTCTCTGGTGCCAAACACCCCCAATGTCATCAGCAGCAATAGGTGTCCCTGCACCTGCAGTTATAGGTACATTGTCAGCCACTAGAATTCCTTACGTGATAGTGATTGAAGCTGTGAGCGTCCAAGTACCAGTAGCTTTCGTACCAAGGGACTCGACCTTACGGTTGAGATTCTTGTTCCGCGTAACACCGTTCCGCACACCCCACTCTTGCCACGCCCAGTTCGCTTCACCTGACGTGAAGTCAGATCTGAAGTCCACTGTCTGGTTCGTGCGGATCGGATACGTCGCGACCATGGCCTTGAACAGCTTGTTTGTTGCAGCCTGCAGATCCGTCTGCGTTGCAGCAGCAGCTGTTGCTGAATCCCCAACACCGATGTCTGCATTCGCATTGTTGTACGCCGTGGTGCCTCCAGCTGCAATTGCGAGGTCCCACAACTCCTGGATCCCCTCATTCAGCAGAAGATTGCCCTTAACACACTCGACCTGAGGCACTAGTCCAAGCTTCCTCAACTCCTCTGACGTGACACCCACAGCAACACGGATGTAGTTCTTGGCAAGCACGTACGCAGGGACGTATGTCTGCGCAATGTTGTCCCACGTCATATCTCCAGAGAAGATCTTCTTGTAACCGTCCACCACGTGTGTCAGACCTTGCGCAAGAAGCGACTCACGTGCGAAGTCAACCTGGTCCTCATCCCACTTCTCACAGATCCACAGAGTATTGAACTCCCCTGCATCTGCCTGCCCCTGTGCAACTGCAACAGAAGCGCCTTCAATACCACGTGCTACATCCACTACTGCCTCCTAACGCCTTGCGTCCCTGGGGGACGAGGACGCGGTTGCCCATTCGGGTTTGTTGCTGCCGCATTGGGCGGCTCTTGATCTGCCTTCATTAGCGCCTGACGCTCTGAATCAGCATCTGACTCTTCTAGCATACGCATGATCGTATCATCGTCATACCCCAGTTCTTTCAGAATCTGGGAACGTGACACGCCAACAGCCTTCTTCTTGACTGCTGTGTCTGCGATCTCGGAATCAGAGCGGGGAGACGCATCCTTCCACTCGACTTCAAGCTTCAAGTCGTCAGATGGTGACGGACCATCAATCTCCATGCAGAAGAGCATGACATCCTGCCAGACATTACCGTATGCCGTCTGGCGATCAGAGATCTTCTTAATAAACCTGGCTTCTGCTGACTTCATCGCCTCACCAGAGGGGAAATCTCCCTCAACGATATAGAAGTAGTGAAGCGGCGTGCCAGACACTCTAGCTGCCGATGCCCAGAATTTCTCTTGCACCTTGAGAAACTGCGTGAGATCTGTCGAATCCCACTGGCCAACCTTCACCTCAGGGTCACCGAACGTCAGCAACCGGTCCACTCCGTAATTCTTTGCGGATTGTTCGAGGGGTTCACCTGTCTGTTCGTCGTACTCGACCTCAATCCCCGTTACCCACCGCTGTTTGAAGGAAGCGAACTCCATTGCGATGAGCATGTCCATAACTGACTTGTTCTGTGCGTTCTGTAGAGGGATAATTGGGACGAGCTCCGAAATCCCCCTCTTTTTACGGCCTCGATTCGGGAAGTGGAACATTGGAACTCGTTCATACGGGTTCTCAATGAAATCTATCCTCGTCCACGCTTCTTCTCTGCTGTTGAATGTCCGACTTGTACCTTTTTGCAGGTATTTTACGATGCCGAACTCGGTATAGATGTTCAGATACCAATGAGCCTCAACATCGTCCCACCACACCTTCGCTCCCCTGATAATCCGCTTCTGGTTGTTCGGATCGTACTGCACCACGCACTCGTTCGCGTACTGGGGCCAAATTTCTGCCTCCATGTCATCATTGGGCCAAACGATTGCGTATGCGTCCCCCATCATCAGCGATTCGTTATGGACCTCGTTCGCTCTTTCGTCCATGTTGTTCCGCTTCCAGATATCAAGTGCTGCTGCCCCTTGCGCATCCTCCTGCGTTACCTTCTTGCGCGGCTGCGCCTTTGGAGTGGGCACAGACGGACCAAGTGTTGCAGGACGAGGTGGCTGAGGCGTCGGCGTGTTCGATTCAACCTGCTCAATCTTCATCTCTGCTTCTGATGAGGTGAATCCGACAACCTCCAACCTGTCTGAAAGCGAATCCACCACGGTAGCGCACATGTTCTCCGCAAACTCCTTGAACACCTGACCGAACGTGTTCCTGAATTTCTCAGTGGCAAACGCCAAGGCATGATTGCCCATGTAATAGTTGTAGAAAAGAGAATACTTGGATTGACGCTGTGCTGACCCAAAGCAATGCAGCGCCCACTGGAGATCCGACTTTTCTGGCATCTCTACGCCGTCACCATAGTGTTCCTGCGCCTCGTAAAGTCCTCATAACCTGCAGCAAGAGCATCACAGATATCATCATGCGCAGAGAATGGGTAATGCGTGACTTCGTAGAAGAAATCCCTGTTCCACCTGCCTCTGACCACTTTGAACTCCCCTCGTTCAGCTGCACCTGCAGCCGTGTCGATTCGCAGTTCCTTTGGGCCTGTAGAGGGGACACCGCGGAAATTGTACCCCTTGAAGACCGTTCTTGACAACTGGAAAATGGCGATCTTCCCCTGAGACCCTGGTTCACGCTCTACTCGATTGCGCGTCTGATACCCATCCCTCAACGTTGTCGCCCGCATCGTCTTCAACAGCGGCCCTGGGTTCTCGCGCACTCTGACCATGTCCAGGATATAGATGTACCCATCACTCCCCTGACCCATCAGCAACCCTACACTCCAGTCTGGGTCCTCCCCTGCCTTCGGATCTGTCGCTGCGAGATCCCACCTCCGCACGACCCTGCGGAACTTCACATTCCGCGGAACAGACGACACGACCTCAAACCACTCCTTCTCAAACACGCCACCCTCAGATGGCGCAGGCCGCTGCTGATAAAGCGCCGACCACACGTTCCCATTCGACATGTGCGGCACCAACTTGTCGTATGGGAACCGCTCTGGAAACAACACTTCCCCCGGAGCGCGCCCTAACGGGTCCGGAATCGGGTAATCTTCATCTGGCGCCTCCGCAACCGCAGGCAACCTCACCCGCACGAACTTATCATCTAGATCCTCCCCAAGCGCCTCTTCCGCCAATACGCGACCGATCAGGTCATCCTCGTGCCAGCGCGTGCCAATCAGCAAAATCACCCCACCTGGCTCTAGACGCGTCCTAAACGTGGATTTATACCACTCCCACTGGTTCCTTCGCATTGTCTCTGATTGCGCATCCTTCATGTTCTTCACAGGATCGTCCACAATCAAGAGATCTGCACCTTTACCCGTCAACGCACCACCAACACCCGCCGTGAACATCCCACCCTTACGTCCCTTCAACGACCAGTTATCTGCAGCAGACGTCCTCGGGTTTACCTCAATCCCGAACCACTCCTTACCATGTGCCTCTGTCGTATCTCTCACCTTCCTGCCCCACGTCGCAGCAAAGTCAGCCTCATACGACGCAAGCATCACCCTGTTATCTGGGAACGTACCCAAGTACCACGCAGGCGCATAGTGAGAACACAACTCCGACTTCCCATGCCGCGGGGGCTCTTCAATCACGACCCCGATGTACCCCTCTTTGAGGAGATCACCAGCAAACAGAGACACCAAGATACTGTCAAGGTAATCCACATGCTTCGCGTGAATCCACCTTGACGGGTTCTCTCCCTCTCTAACTGTCCCCGTTTTCCAGTTGCACGCCACCGCCAGGCCCGATGGCGATGTCTGGGCTAGCGTGGCCCGCAATTCGTTTAGGGCAATCTCAGCCATTCATATGCCTGAGTGCATGGCAGTTAAGGCAGAGAACATCACACTTAGCAATCTCAGCCAGTATCTTTGCCATACCTCCTAGCCTACTCCCAATCTCAAACAGTTTTTCAGAAGGATCCCTGTGGTGGAAACACATCACCCTAGAAGGGTACTCAATACCACAATCCTCACATGGTCTAGCTTTTGCCTCGTTTATGACCTTGGTTAGTTTACTTTCGTATTTCTTGACTGCACTTCTCTGCACTTCTCTGCTTTTCCACACTCCACGGTTGTCTAACTGTCGAGTTGTACGCTCTCGGCATCTACAACCTCTCCTAGTTCTTTTGCAGCAGGACCTGCGATGCGTTTAAGAAGGTCCCGTGCGGCTTCTCTCGCGTCTGAGTCAATGAGCACCACCGTATTCAGTTGTGTTTTCGGTCCTGTGTCACCTGAGTGCTCGACCTTGTCCTTGCGCCCCCAGTTTTCAGGATCCGTGCGCTCAAGGTACCAAGCACTCGCCTGCCATGTCCCTGGCTGCTGCGACTGGCCCACTGTCACAATCGCATCGACTGCATCTGCACGCCTCTCTGCTTGCGCCACAAGAATGTCATTAGCAAGGCTTGCAAACTCCACGTACCTCTCAGGCTCTCGCCGACCTTTCCACAACCAGTCATGAATCGTGTCCTTCCCAAGGCCTGCAAGCAATCCTGCATCCGTGATCGAGTTGCCCTTCTTGATCAGGTTGACAATCGTCTTGTGCACCTTTGGAGAGTACTTCGTCAGACGCACTACAGGAGGCCCTGTTGGCGGAAGAGCTCTCTTCTGCACACTAGGTGCCTTCGTCACCTTCACCTGAATTTTCTTCTGTGCCATGCGCACGATGATACACACCCCTGTGTTCAGCGCAAGAAGGGGGAGGAGAGAGTGGGGTAAGCGCCCATAAGACGCCTACCCCTAGTCTCTACAACTTAGACAGTGATCTCGAACGAGTCGAGAAGATCTGCGTCCGGAGACGTGAAGACCTCGACCTGACAGGTACCCGAGTAACCGAGAGGAAACGTCAGGGCAGCAAATCCAGGATTGGACACAAGCTCTGTACCTGACTGGTCGTCACCAGATGATGTCTTGATGGAGACAGGACCTTCGTAGTCGCCCTTGTCGTACTCGACAACTACAGCCCATCGCTCTTTGTAGATTCCACCCATTACTTGCCTCCTGTTTTGTGAGGTTACTGACGTTGTGAGTATACACGCCCACAGAAAAGGCGCCAGATAGGTCTGTTACTCACAGTGGAGTCAGCACGTACCGAGCGCCAGTTCTGCAGAGGAAGCCAGGTGTCCCGAAGGAGGTGGAACTCCGCTCCTAGATCTCTTCAGGTGAAGGGTTTGCAAGCCATTAACCTTCACATGGCTCATATGTGCACCACAAGCCGTCGCTACTGAATCAACCTAATACGTACGTTAGCAAGGGTTCTAAACATCCGCAACCGTTCACTGGACACTAAGTTACTACCTTCCCAGTATAGC